GGCCCCCCCTAGGTAAAATTTCATTAAAACCATTAACAGAGGAACCCAATAAAAATCAGGTGCTAGCCCATACATTAGAATATGGTGGTGGTATCTCGTAATAAAACGAAGAATCAGCTGTTATCTTTCTTAGACAAAATCCAAAAATGACTGCAGTTCCATCACTCAACACATCAAAAAGCACGGGAGTAGCATTTGTCATAGGATAGTAGGCTGTACCATCTGATGGCATTTCTAGCCAATCGTACAGCGCCAAAGCCGGCTGCCTAAATTCCAAGACTCCTGTAAATCTCGGATCAATAGCAACCTCCCCATCACTGACAGAATTCAGCGCAGTATAACCTGCGCGTAAAGTTTTGTCTGTATATGGTGAGGCAACTACGGCAACTCGGGTTGAGGTTCCTGGGCTTGTAACAATAAATTTATAATCTATGGAACCTCTAAAAAAGTAAAACAAATTGGATATAGTGTCCACATTTGAATGCCCATTACTTGTCACCCAATCAATAGGAGTGGGATAAGTTGTTGATGAGGTTTGATCGCATGAAAAACGCGATGCTATATCCTCTAAAAACTCTATCACATCCCTTCCTTGGAAGACAAGTGAATCAGACGCGCCAAGAAGGGCTACGTCTTCACTTAAAAGATCATTGACTCTCATTTGAGCGTCAACGACTAATGGCAAATCCCCTGTATAAGATCCCGCTTCTCTAAGAGAAGAAAAAGCAAAATCTTTTCCCGCACGCCGCCACGCGTGCAGATGAACCTGAGCAGGTATGTCGCCTGGGGAATAGGCGGGTTGATAGCGAGTTACTACCAAAGATGGAGTATTCACTGGCCCCTTCTGTGATGCCCCTCCTGTTTCTATTATTCCTAAATCCGTTGGTAACCACTGCTGCGAATAAAGAAACGGAACGGGTATATCAACTACTGTCGTTCCTCGCACCGTTATTATTCTAGTCAACAACGATTCAGGCCTACTTGTTACATTGTCTTCTGAATTCCAGACGAGAACAATCTTGAACTTAACTGAGACCATTGGAGAAGTCATAAACAGAAGAGTATAAATAAAAGAACCTCTCCAAAATCGAGCATACTGTGAAACGTACGCTATACGATCAGTAGTGACAGTGTTATAAGTCGTATCAAGAGAATTGGGATAAGGATTAAAATAATAAAGTGGGGCTGCTCCCTCACCAGCCAAAGCAAAAGAGCCTATAAAAGACGGCTTCCGAACAAAATCCAATATTCGATGCCAAGCTGATGGTGTGGGGCGAGCCGGTAAAACTGCTTTGCACATTTGATTATTAGCAACCAAATCTCCATACATATCAGGCAATACATTGCTTGTTTGTCTATCTACCTCAACTCTCTTATCCGACGTTTCCATCACCTTCTTCTCTTCGTCTCCATCTAAATAATCATCCATAAAACCTTCTGCCTTTCCAAGTCCTGCCTT